TCTTAGAAAATACTGGTTCTATTTCTGGTGCATCTGTTATTTTCATTTCTTCAATAGACTGACGAACTTGTTCTGGATTTTCATTTAAATAATCTGTGTATATTACTTTTCCTGTTTTAAAATCAATTTTCATTTAATACTTTCCTTATCAATCTTCGTTTAGAATCTACATTAACTTCTAAAAATGGTTTATAATTATAACATAAAGTTTTTTGATCTCTCCATATAGGATCAATCAATTTCTTATCTAAAATTTTTGTAAACCCTAGAACAATATCCAAAACTGTAAAAGTTTCTAAAGAAATATCTTCTCCTAATAAAAGCTTTAATATTGGTGGGTGATTAATTCCATCACACTCAAACAACTGGTTAAATTCTAAATTATATTCTTTCATATATTCAACAACTACTTTCATATTTCTCTGCAAATGCAAAGAGAAACTTTCCATCTTATTCTTATAATCAATAAAATAATCATCTAAAAATTCTGTTGGATACATCTTGCCATTAGTTATCTGTGACAAGTAATAATATATCAAGTCTACTTCTTTAAGATATTTTTTTCCAAGTGACGTAAAGAAACCACGTTGCCAAGAGAACCCTATATGGTTCTCATACTTAGCAAAATATTTCTCCATTGATGCTATAGTACCCCATGATGCATTTCCATAATACTTAAAGTAATCATACGAACCAGTAAAATGCAAATACATAGCCTGATACGTTTTCCATGCTTTAAAAGTTCTATTTGTTTCTGCTACCTTTTCTCTTGGAAATGTAATCATTCAGATGACCCATATGAAAATTCTTTCTTGGCTGCCACTTCAAGTTTCTCCATAACATCTTTCGTAAAATACTTCTCAGGATCATTCACAATAGTTTTCTCAAATGCTTTACCAGCTGGTGTTTCAAATCTGGTTGACACTTTCTTGAAGATATCATACTTCTCTGCAAGTTCTACCAAACCATAATACTTATCTAAACCTGTCTTGTAATCCAATTTGGTTTCTGTGATGGACTCCTCTTTAGTCAATCGACCCTTCACTAATTTCATCTTGACAATGTTCCCCAATACTTCAGTCCCTTCTTTGACTTTTCGTTTACCGAGAGTCACAATAACAGAAGCTGCATACTTGATGCCACCACCACCAGAAATTTCTTTCGTTGGAAACATACTCCCCACTTTGTCATAGGTGTGGTTTGTAATAATTAATGGCATATTAGCCTTTGCAAGTTTCAATGCAAGAGTCCTGAATGCTGAACGAACAGCTGGAGCTCGGGTCATATCTCTTTTATCAGAACCACTTGCTGAATCTTCCATCTCTTTTCTTGTAGATAAATTACCAAGTGAATCAAGAAAGATCATAATCTTATGATCTGTTTGTGTATTATCAATTATCTTAATTGCTTGTGTTTTAAATTCTTCTACTGTTGCTACTGGAAATACAATAAACCTATCAGGATCTATACCTCTCTCTTTAATCATTTCAGATGTCAATGCACCCTCTGATTCAAAGTATACAATCACGTTCTTCTTATCTTGTTCCAGATAATTCTTAGCTATACTTAATGCAAAGAATGTTTTACCTACTGCTTCTGATCCTGCCAAACAAGTTATTTTGTTGGATGGAACTCCACCATATAATGAACCAGACAATAGTGCATTTAAACTATATGATCCAGTATCAACATAAGTAGAGCAATCCCCAACAATACCAGCGGATACAACGCTTGCAAAATCATTTTCAGTCACCTTTATTAAATGTTTAACAATATCTTTTGTTGCCATAATAAATCTCCTTACCATTTTATTATTTTTAATTCTTTAGATATTCCATTTTGAAATTTATTCCATTCAGATTCCCAAATAACATAAAAATTATAACCATGTAATTTAATAACTTCAGCTCTTTTTTTATCTTTTTCCCATTTTTCTTTAGCTGTACTTCTGAATATCATATCTTCTGCTAAATATATATCTGGATTAGCGTGCCAATAATCACCAAAAAATTCATATACATCATTATCTTTAAGTCCGTCAACATAATACTTATCAATTCTTACTTCTCTATGTTTATCATCATCTAAAACATTTAAATAATTTAAACAACTAGTACCGTTAGTGCTATTTCTACCCTTCTTGTGTCGTACTTTATCAACATCAGGAATTTCTATTCCTATTGATTCGTACATTCGGAGATATGCTTCTCTACTTAAATCAGTTCTAAGTAAAGGTTTATTATATTCTGGATTTTCACTTCTAATTTGTTTGATTGTTTTTTTCCATAATTCGTGATGAGGATGAGTTGAATCACTTAAAAATACCAATTTCTTTCCAACGGTCATCCTCAATCCATTAACTAAAGTCTGATTTACTCTTTTACCAATTTTAGATTGTGAATGTCTCTTTGAACCGTCTATTGATAACCACCCAAATCCAGCTTTATCAAATTCAGTATAATGACATTTCTTATGTAAAACAGAACATACCATGTACTCTTGTGCTTCTGCCATAATAAATCTCCTAATTAACAGGTCCGAAAAAATCTTCTAAACTACCCTGCTTCTCTGTTTTCCAACCAATAACATCTAATATATTTTTGATTGGTTGCAAAAACGATTTATCAAACTGTAAGTCATAATCTATATATTTCTCCAATTCAAATTCTTTTGGAAGATGAGTAGAAACAGAAATCACATTCTCATGTAATGAATTTGGTTCTTTTAGATATGCAAACTTAATCTTCTCACTCTCACGAATAAATTGGTACTTCTTAGTAAGCTTATGTTTCCTTAACAGATGATTATATAATAATACACCCCTCACATGAATTGGTGTACCTTTACTATATATACTTTTTGTTGATGAATATTTTTCTACACCATGAACTGATCTTGGAAATGCGATTTGGTCAAAAGATAAATTATTAAATTCTTCACGATACTCTGCTATACTTTTCATAACAGTATCTTCATCAGTATTAATGATAATCTTAATCAAATCTTGAATGTGGTTACGACACCACTCGGGCGTAGAACTGCGAACACTCTCTATACCCATTATCTTGAGCTTGGGCTCTTTATATTTTACCCCTTCTGAATCATAAACATTCAGTATGTATCTTTTCTTTGCAGTCCAGATGCCCTTGTCTGCAATAACCTCACGACCCATCTGCATCTTTTGTGCATATGAATTTACATACGAATGAAGAGCTTCATAACTCCGATTAATAAAAGGTTCAATTTTATCCTTACTAATCTTATCCAAGAAGGTGATAATCTTTGTTGTGTTGTCAGGATCATCTGCATCCTTAAACACTTGATAAACCAATCGTTCAAACGTAACATATATGCTATCCGTATCTGAAGCAACGACATAATCAATATCCTCTGTGTGAAGTAGTTTATTGACATATGTATTTATACTTTTATCAATCCAACGAATTGCAAGCTGTCCTGCTGTCGTTATACCCTCCGCCATTTCAAGTGAATAATAACGAAAATGTTGATTAGCTAATGCACCATAAGCACTATTCAACAAAATCTTTTTAGACATCTGGATGTTATTACATCTTGATATATTATTAATGACTGTTTGTTTATTAGTATAATTACCATCCTCCAATTTCTGTTGCTCTTGCAACATCTTCTTCTTAAATTCTACTCGTTCATTATACATATCTTCCATTAACTTTGGAAGAAATCCTTTAAACTCATTTGTAAAGCATTGGCCATTTGGTGTCATGCATTGTTTATTCTCTCTCAGAAAATTGGTATCCAGTTCCTGATCTAATAACTTATTAACTGATATCTCATCTTCCATGCCACATTTAGTTTCTGGACTTATATTATACTGCTGAATAAGATGTGGATATAGAGAATTTAAGTCAAAACTCACCACCCATTTATGTAATCCAGCTTGTGGCTCTTTAACATATGCTCCAATAATCTCTTTTCGTTCATCTTGTTCTACCTGTTGTGGAATAATAATGTTCTTACGTTTCAAGAAATTGTAGATAATAGCATCCCATGTTCTCACGGGAGAGAATACATCTTCAAAGTTAATTTTAGATTCATATGCCAGAGTGATAACCAACTCAAGTAACTTCATCTTCTCCTCAAGCTTCTCTACAATCTCAACATCACGAATATTATACTCAATAAATTTCTGGTAATTTGTTTTATATAAATCATATCCCTGTGCATCTTCAACAGATACTTTTTTCATACCAAGTTCTACTGAACCAATATAATCCAAACGATATGATTCTCTAACTTTGTATGTAAACTTCTTATACAAATCAATATAATCTAATGTTGATATGCCCACAAGAGTATAGAACTGATTATCTCTACCAGCTATCGTAACACTTCTATCATTCAAAATACCAACAGGAGATAATCTTGCTGGCTGTTTATCAAGATACTTAATACGATTAACTAGATATGGAATATCAAAAAACTTACAATTCCAACCAGTAATAATATGTGGATAATTAGTTTCCCACCATTGAAGAAAGTCCTCTATCAAATCATCTTCATCATCACACTCATAATATAAAATAATTTTTGTTTGATCGTGTGGAACATAACCACCGGTTCCCCAAACATGATATTCATCTGTTGAACTATCATGGACTGTGATTGCTGTTACATCAGATGCAGCTGCTTGAATATTTGGAAACCCATCTTCAGCTGATACTTCAATATCTATTGTATAGATTCTGATCTTATTCATGTTCCATTGGAACTTCTTTGGAAACTTCTCAGAAATATATTGGATAGGGTAATTTGGATTACCATAAACAGGAAAGTCAACCACACCTTTATGCTCTTTAATAAAATTGCGACACGTTCCAATGTCATCAAATTTCATATCAGCAACTGGTTTACCATTTAATGTTCTGAACTTACATTTGTCAGGTGGGGCATTGAGATACATAGTTGGTTGGAAGCCTGTGGTATATGAATGTTCTTCATTACCATCAAACTCTCTTACATATATCTGATTGCGGAGTAAACCAATGTAGGTGTAAAACTTCATAATATAATTATATCAAAAAAGAGGACAAAAAACAGGGAACAACTTAATGTACTATCTCACTTTCTTCGGGCATTATAAGTCCTGAACCAAAGACCCTGTTATATTCATTCTGTAATTTTGTATCTGGTGTCACGATAGCCATAATGTGTTGGTCTTTCAAAAAAATTTCTTCATCTTCCCCCAATGTAATCCACGGCTGAAATCCAATCTTATCTTTTGATACAGGAACCATTACTACAGGATTCATAATAGAACTTTTTTCTTGATTCCATTCACCAATCAATTCTTCTGCCGTAACCATTCTCAATACTTTAATATTCATCAAATATTCTCCTGTCATTCAAAAACTTTTGGATCAATTTCTGTGGCTCCTTTAGCTTCATGTTCACCAGCAGTTTTAATTCCAACATTACCTATACTATATTTTGCTTGCAAGTCCCACTCATCTTTCTCACCAAAGGGAAGAATCTTTAATTGTCGAATTGGAACAGTTGGTTGTGCTTTTTCTGGAACAACAAGTTTTACAAGTTCCCACTCATGCAAAAGATTTGCAATCGTGTTTCTACGTTCAACATCATTCTCTGAAATATTTGTGGGCTTACCATCAAGTGCAAATAATTCTTTGAAATGAACTATGTAATATTTACCTTGTTTGTGTAATATGTGGCAAGATTGAAACAACTTCTTTTCTTTTCTTGAAGCTATCCCAATGCGAGTGAGTGTTTCTTTGACCTTTAAAAAATCATCATCTTCTTTAAGCTTCACTTCAACCATATCATCTATTGACCATTTCGCTACATCTTCCATTGTAATTATCTCCTTTCAATTCATTAACTAAATCATTATATAATATTTATACTATGGAGATTTTCCACCTTTATTCAATCGCTGTTTTAGTTTGTTTATATCATCCTCAGTTAAAATATTTAAACTTTCTAATGCTTTTTTGTTACTGTACTTGTAATACTCTTTGACGATTGCCAGATCGTCTAACTTCTTAACTTTAATCCAAGGTCGAAAAGGTCTTTTTCTTTTCTCAACTGTTTCATGTAAGAAATCATAATGAGCTTTTGTTTCTAGCATTGGATTCTCATTCATCATATTTGCATAATGAATTAAGTCTGGTTGATAAGATAAAGAACGATTTACAAAAAATGGTTTATAATCTTTTCGTTCTCTAATACAATCACCAACATATTCTTTCTTGTTCATCAAGTCATTCGCATACTGAAATGGATTCATTAATCCTCCTCATCAGGTGGTGAATCTAAATTCCAATCTCCTTTAAAAGCAGAATGAGGGCCATCCACTCTATTCGCTTTCAATGTTTCATCATTAGGATTCCACTCTACATCTTTCAACTTAGCAAGTGGATTTACTTTTCGTTTTCTCGGCCTTCTCCTCATTTCCATATCATCAAAAGGTCTATTTTCAGGACTGAAAGGTTCATCTTCACGAGCTCCTCTCATATAATCTTCTAAATGTTGACGGCCCTTTTCAATTTCTTCTCTCCATTTATTCATCCACTCTTTGTTATCATTAACATCACCTGGCTGTCGATCTTCACGATTAAGTAAATGGTTCAAACGTATTTCTTTTATTCGAGCTTTTTCTTCGGGAGGTAGATTACTCCATTGTCTATGCAATACATTATTTAAGTTATGAAAAATATGTTGATATAAATTTTCATTTTCCAACGCCGCGGCAAAAGCTAACACAAGAGTAAACGTCTTATTTAAATCTTCTAAGTCACCGAGATAATTACTCTCGTCATCATTCTCTTGTAGTTCACGACTAACCAATTCGATATTGCCATCAGTACGAACAATCAAAGCACTATCTTCAGGTCCTAATGTAAACTCAAGACTCTTTTTCTTTTTTGGTTTTTCATCTTCCTTTGCCATATATTACCTCCACCATTATTTATACATCTAGTGCATTAGCAGTTTCAGTTTCATGCTTGCGTTTGTTAAATACTTGTTGTAGTATTTGATAGTTATCGCCATTTTTTGGTTTAGAAAACACGGTTTCTAATAACATTAAATTCTTATATATCTTTGGTGAAAAAGATTCTTTATATACTTCTGCCATATCTGCTCTTAATAAACGATTAGTCATTTTATTATATATCATCTGTAAAAATAAATTATGAAAACCAATCATCATATTAAACTTAACAAAAGAAAGTTTATCTTCACCTTTTTTATTCTTTCTAAATGTATTAAAGAATGAATAACTGTCATCTAAGTCCTCACATATTGGACACCAACATGGTAATTTAAAATCTTTACCAAGCTTAGCATAATCAATTGTGTTTGGCCAATTCATAGATTCCATACCAGTTCCAATAATATATTGTTCTCTAATAAAATATCCACCAAAGACACAAGTACGATTCCAATATGTCGAATCATATGTAAGCTGTATATCAATATCTTGTCTATTCAACATTCGTTGAATGAATTGAAGATACACCATTACCTCATTAGAACTCACACCAAAAATATGAAGATACTTACAGTCCTCTCTATCGAACTCACCATTATTTAACAAAGTTAATATTGCCATTCCAATCAATGCCAAGTTTCCTTTTGAACCACCAAAACCCCAACCCTCAAACTTGTATGGTGAAATCTCCTTGTACCAGTTCTCCATGTCATCTTTGTTCTCTCCTTGCAAAACATTTAGTACATATGCATCTGACTTGGAACGATTCTCATGGTAATACTTTGCTGAATTAACTGATGATGTTAAACTAAAATCATAGTCATATAGTTTAGAAAATGCAGGTCTATCCAAGATTGGAAAGATATTTCCATTGGCCTCACTCCATTTCAATGCTACTTCATCTGTATATTTCTCTGCATTGACTGTCCCCATGGCCAACTGATAGCCACCAGAGTCTACAAAGATTTTACATTCATCACCAATGTCCAGTTTCTCTCTAAAGTTCTTCTTACTATACTGTGTACCAGCTGAAATCAAAAGATAGGGATTATGAAAGTACGCCTTATACTTCTTATTGTAAATTCTTAGAGATTTCTGCTCTCTAAAATCTGGTTGATACTTTGTTGCTATTTCTTTATCAGTCATAGAATAGAACATAGACATCAAACCATCACTATATGCTGGAATGTATATTGCGTCTTTCATAGTTTTCCCTTATCTCTCAAAGCTAAACACCAATCTATATCTTCCATACCTCTATAAGTTCCTTCAAGAAGCATTGGTTTTAATTCTGGAAGCCATGG